CGAGCCACGGCCCGAACCAGCAACCGGCGTAAAGAACGCCGTAGAACCGTCATACTCAAAAGCGCCAGAAGCGGGCGAAGTCAAGTTAGTTCCCGAAGTCAACTGCAACGGAGCTGAAGTCGTCGAACCAGCACCAATCAAAATCTTAGAAAATGACGACAAGTTAGAAATCGTAATTACACGAGTATCAGTAATGTTCGCGTTTGTAATGGTTGTCACACCGGCAGCCACAGCCACCGTAGCCAACGAAATACTGTTAGTCGGAGTGCTAGGAGCTACAGGACTCGGAGCAGCCGTACCAGTCAACACACTAAAAGCCACCTGGTTAGTTGAACCAGAATAGGTGGCATCCGAAACCGTTACAACAATACGGTCAATGCGGGGGTTTGTCGGATCAGCAGCAGCCAATGTGACCGTGGCAGTTGCGTCATTGTAGGCGACGTAAACGCCCTGAGTGGTTGTGTTGCCTCCAAGAATGGCAGCCCAGCCAGAAGCAATATTAAGTGTGAGAGAAGCTACGACCTGCTGAGTGACGGCAAGCGAACCCGCGCCAATAATTCCAGACGTGTTGAACACTGCCTGTTGCGTCAAACGGTCATTCTCGGCCGTGTACGAACCAGCCTGTAACCATGAAGGGGGAGTCCTGAGAGCCATAAAGCCTATCCTATCTTAGACATACGCGGAGTAATAAGTGAACGAAGCTTGCGTGGCCGACGTTGCGCCAGTCGCTGTAAGGTAAACAGTTGTTGAACCGGGCGCGGCAGTCCAGAATTGTGAACCGGCAGTGAGCAGGTTACGAGCGTTCACACCGTTCAGGGTGACAGTGCGCGCACCCAAGTCATACACGAGAACATCCGAAACACCCAAAGTGCCATTAAACGTGAGAGCCTGACCTGTTGCCTGGTTGCCGATAATCGGTGACGACGCAGGGCCGGTGACAGTAACAACCGGCGTGGCATACGCCCAGCCGTTGTTGACAATAGTGCCGGTAAATGTTGGTGACGTGACCGAACCATAGTTACGGTTATAGGTTCGGTTATAGGTACGCCCAGAAAGAACCGGCGCAGCCAACACGAGAGTCTGCTGACCTGTATCGAAATAGCGAGGGTCTGGCGCAAACATAGTAATCTGCGAACGGATATAACCAAACGTGTATTCGGGATCAATCATTGTGCGACGTGTACGCACACGAGCGTTCAACTGTTTTGCTGTGTCGCTCGGTGACAGCAGGAACTGAAGCGTCTGAGTGCCTGTAGTTTGAGGCACGAGAGAAGTTTGAAGCAAGTTGAAGTTGGTGTGTGCAGAGTTACCGTTACCGGCGAACGTGTGAATAGTAAACGTCAATGTACGGCCGCTGTAGAAGTCACGCCCGGTAAAAGCGCCATCATTGAAGCCACGGTTATCATCTTGAACGCGAAGCTCAGGCAAACCCTCAAGGCCGTCAACGTCAATAATCTGAAACGGCGTACCCGAACCGAACGAGAACGAACCAAATTGGAATTGGTAATTAGTTGTCACAGGCATTAGTGACCTACCAATACTGGAGTGTTGAACTTGATAGCGTTCACAACGTCAGAAGCAATCTGATGCGGTGAAGCATTAGTGTTCGCGGTCACGTTCGTTTGGAAAGTAACAGACGAAGAAGAAACCTGAGACACTGGCGGGCGATACCCGGAAGAAGAAACAGCACCGCCAACAGCCAACGATCCGCCAGCAGCAGACGAAACACCAGGCATAGCGAGCGAGCCGGTAAAACCGTTAGTAACCAGCCCGGCAACGCCCGAAACGGAATCAGTGACCGCGCCCTTCATAGAGTCAATACCGTTTACGAGGCCCTGCATAAGGTTCGAACCGAAGCCGTGAAAAACAGTAGACGGTGAGTGAATACCGAGCAGTTTCTTAATCGTGTCAACGAAACCATTGAACAGGCCCTGCACCCATGTCGTAAGGTTGCCCCACGCCGTTTTAATACCGTTCCAAATGCCGGTGACAATGTTCGTGCCAATGTTAACGAAAGTCTTAACGATGCCGGTGAAGAACTTTACAATGTTGTTCCATGTATCCCTGAAGAAATGACCAATGTGATCCCAAATGCTAGTCCACAAGTCACCAATGAACTTGAGAGAGCCGGTCAGCCACTTCACGAATCCGCTCCAAACAGAACTAATCCATTTAGTGACCTTATCCCAGTTCATCGCCAGCAAAACAATTCCCGCAACGAGAAGAGCCACAGCCAAAATAATGTAAGTGAAAGGGTTAGCCAACAGAGCCGAGTTCATAGCCCACAAAGCCACCGTGACCGCTGTTAAACCAACAACCAACACGCCCAGGCCGATAGCGAAAGCGGCCGCCACGTCTTTATGCTGTGAAAGAAAATCAGTGAAGCCCTGAAAAATAGGCATCACCTTATCGTTTATAAAGCTCACGATAGCGTCGAACGTGGGCAGCAAAGCCTTACCAAGTTTCTCCTGCAAGATAGAGAAGCCCGCACCCATTTTGCCGGAAGCTGTAGCCGTAGCCTCGGCCGTACCCTTAAACTTTGTTTCAACCTTGCCCAAGATAATCTGTTGAGCACCCAGCACGTCATTGTGCTGCATCAAAGTTTTTATCTGAGCCTTCTCTTGATCCGTGAACGTCACACCAACACGACTAAGAGCGTTCATGCCCTTCAACGGGTTATCAAGAGCGCGACCAAGTTTCACCGCGTTAGACTCTGCCGAACCGAAACCGGCAGCAGCCATGTCTTGAGCGGCCCTAGAAGCGCGGTCAAACGAACCGCCTGCCTCGTCAGCAGTTGTCGCCAAGTTCTTAAATGTCAACAGTTTCGCTTCAGTCATTTTGATAGCGTTAGCGTCAACACCCGTCGCCAAAGACTGCGTTTCGGCAAGCTTCGACAAATGCTCAGTGACCTCACCGGCCTTGTCACCAAACACGCCCATAGACTTAGCAATAGCGCCAATACGTTTATCGGCTACTTCAGCTTTTTCGCCGGACTCAATAAGTTTCTTACCGAACTCAACCAAAGCCAGCGAAGCAAGAGCGCCCTCAATGCCGTGCATAGCTCCCTGAAACTTGCCCAGCTTGCTAACGTGTTCGTCAACAGCCGTACCAGTACGTTTCAGTTTGCCTTCAACACCGGCAAGGCCAGCCTCAAACTGGCTCGTTTTCGCTTGAAACTCTACGACTAGGGGCGGAAGGTACTCAGCCATTTTCTACACCTTCCAAAACCGTTTAACGGCGTTAGTGAAAATACGATCCGCGTCAGGCCGTAATTGTTCATACGTCGGACTCATATAAGGATATTTTACTTCACTGCCCCACGGTTCTCCCCGCCAGTTACTACCGCCACCAAGTTCCAACACGCGCGAATAAACAGCCGTCGGATAAACAGAAGCAATATAGTCACCAAAACCCTCACGGACGTCACGCCTGAAAGAGTTAGCCAGGTTGCCGGTGCGACGGTTAGGAAAGTCACCGTGTTCGCCAATATGGAACACGCCGTCGTTTTGAACCTGAAACAAGTTACGTTTCACGCGAGACTCAAACTCGATAGCTAACGCCTGAACACCAGCAAGCGATCCAGCCTCAGCCATTTTGCCGGAAGCCTTCAGCTTGGCCAACACTTCAGGCAGGTTCTTCAACTCAGCCACGAGCCGCCTTCCGTTCCGCTTCCGATTTCAATTCCTCAACCAGTCCATGTATTGCCATAATCCAGTCAACCACTACAGCGGGCGAATCATCCAACTGCTGCGGAGTCCAACCAAATTCACGAGCGGCAATATAGTATCGGTATTCCTCGTCAGGGTAATCAAAGTCGTCATGGCGTTCGTTACCCTCAAGCAACCATTTTAGTCTTTGAAGTTTTCGGTAATCGCTTTTGGGTCGGCCTCATTCTCAGCGGTTGGCTTCAACTGCGGAAACAGGACAGACGCAACCTCTTGAGCTTTCTCCGAAAGAAAGTCATAGTCTGCAATATCTAGCTCGCCCAAAACGTCTACACGCAACGAAGGAAGCATCAAGTCGAACGACCACGAAACAATGACCATAGCAATCAAGCGATCCATGAGAGCCATGCCACGCTCAAGGTCAGCTTGGTCTGTTGATAAACCAACGTAAAGCTTTTGACGGTCTTTGTGACGCAGGGTAGCAGGGTCACGCAGAACGACGGTAGAGCCGGAAGGGAGGATGATTTCGTTTGACATTTTTAGCCTTTCAAATAAGTGTGACGAGGCTAGGCTGGAGAAAGGCTACAAACGCCAACCCAACCTCGCCACGGTTTGCTACTGGTAAGTTCCAGAAGTCTTAGCGTTCTGAACGACCCACTTGATAGGTGAGTAGCCCGAGGTGGAGCCAATGTCGTTCGTGTTGCCCTGACCGTTGAAAGAGATCGTGACCTCTACAGCGTCAGCGCCACGGTCAATGACGGCCGCAGTGTAAGCGCCCTTGCTTATCTGAGCCTGAAGCTGAGTAGCAGTAGCGCCTGTTCCGTTAGCCCAGTTCAGTACGATAGCGGGCTGGCTGTTGTTCAGGAACTCGAGCAGGCGGTCGTTGTTTTCCATAACAAACTTGAACTCGCCCATAGCCTCGAGCGAACCGAGGAACACCTGGTAAGGGTTCTGGGTGTTAGCAATACCGTAGATTGGGGTCACTGAACGCTTCATGTCAATCTTGCCCGAGATAGCGTTAGAAACAGCAACACCGTTGCTAATGACTCCGCCGGATGCTGTGCCACCGAGCGATACTGTACCCTGCCAAACAGGAGTTGGCAGAATGGACGTGAACGAAGGCGTGGGGGTCGAAGCCGAGACGGACTGCCAGCCGGTAGCCTTCGCGTCGTAGTCCAGCAAACCCTCGGCCGAGAACGTCAGCGAGAAGTCATGCACCTGGCAACCGGCATACGCGCGCACGTTAGCAGCGTAAAAGTCCGTCAGAGTGAACGAGGTAGGCTGTGCGTCAGCATTGATAGCTGAAGCGTTCTTCAACGAAATGGTGTGAGTGTAAGGGGCAGTCGATCCGGTCGTGTCAACCTGGCCGAGCAGTCCAGCAATAGCGAACGGGATAGTGTCAGGGAAAACCGGGCCACCAAAATCAAACGTCGAACGAACACGCCCCTGAATGTAGTTGTAGTTCTTGACCAGCGAACCACGAAGGCCCTCATCATACAGTGGGTCAATAATGTCAACAGGCTTCAGCTTCGACGCGGTAACAGGAATAAACGCGGTAGGCGCAACCGGCGTACCCTTAGACGTTTCCTTAGCTACACCGAGGTAACTTCTAACGGAGTTTTGTACGGCCATTACTTCACTTCCTCAACAGGGGCAGGGGTTTCGACAGCAACGGCAGGTTCAGCCGGTGCGGAATCAGTAGAGGCATCATCAGCCTTCTTCTTGCCAGACACAGAAGCAATACCGGAAGTAGTGATCTCAACATCAGCGTCAAAAGATTCACCCGGCTCAACAGTCAAACCCAGCGAAGGGAAAACAAAAGTCTCAGCAGACTCGTTCTTGAAAGTAGCCACCCTAGCTCCTAATCATCTGTGTAACAGTAAACCGAACGGCCGCCCAAATCTCGGTAGCACCGCCATCATTCGTTTTAGGCTCACCGTATTGAACTTTTATAGAGTCCTCAGCAGCTTGCCAAATAACGTCACCGTCAGTCATACCTAGTCTATGCCCGCCCGCCCTTAGTCTGTCTTTGACGGCATCCACGATAGCGTCAAACGCATCCATAGAATCCTGGGCATACGTCTCAACTGAGTGAGTGTAAATCTGGAAATCCACTTGGTAGTCAATACGTTTCCAGCCGTCATTCGCGCCACCAATAGCGACACGCGACTCATCCTCGGAAACAATAAACACGACACCAGCGGCGCGCGTCATTTCACCGGCAACCGAGTTAGCTTGAAAGTTTAGGCGCTTAGGGAAGCTAGT